TAGTTTATAGGACTTTTAAAGCAGGAGAAGTTGGACAGAAAACAGTTGATACTTATGCCAATGAGTTATTAGAAATAGTAGGTGTTAGACCACCAAGCTATCCTAATACTGCACCTGACTTTAAAATAGTGACTTGTAAGATTGGTAGTAATATTGCTACCTTTGACTATGTGGATGAGGCATATGTGTTTAGAAGGGTTATAACAATGGATCATTTCGTGAATCAATTAACATAAAAGAAAAATAAAATAAAATGGCAACAACAAGTGTATTTAACGGAACTTCATTAGTAGTTCTAATTGGAACTGAAGTAATAGCATTTGCAACTTCATGTTCTTTAAGCATTGCTATCGATGCTCCTGATGCTTCTACTAAACAAAGTTTAGGTTGGGCTGATGAGATTGGTGGACAAAAATCATGGTCTTTAACAACTGATGGATTGGCTACAGTAGTACCTGGTGCAGTTGCTACTTACATAAGCACAACTGAATTATCTAATTTAGCAATCGCTAGAACTGCGGTTACTGTTAAATTTACTACAGTAAATAATGATACAGTAGGTGGTGTAACTCCAGTTACAGGTGATACTATTTATTCAGGTTCAGCGTTTATTGAGAGTGTAGATATGACTGCTGATATGGAAAGTCCAGTTACTTACTCGGTTTCTTTCAAAGGAACAGGAGTATTAACTATTGCTACCAACGCATAGTAAAAACAAACCAAACAAACCAAACATATGAGAGGACAATTTGAATTAACTCTTTCCGATGGAAAGAAGATACCGATGCGTTTTTGTACTTGGAGTCTTAAAAGATTCTGTCAATTACAAAAGATAGGGCCTTCTGACATAGGAGATGCTTTAAGTGGCAAAGATACACTTGATGCTATTGTTAACTTACTTAAATCGGCTGCTGAATATCCATTATATTCACAAGGCATTACTCCAACGTTTACAGAAATGGAGGTGTGTGATTGGATAGATGATATTGGAGGAATGGGTGGTAAAAAGTTCCAAGATGTAATGGCAGCACTTTCGGAAAGTATGAATAGCGGTATAGAAGATAAGCCAACAAAGTCAAGTAAAAAAGATGGAGTAAAAAAAAATTAGAGTGGATTGACATAGAAAGATATACAATGGGGGAGTGCAAAGTGCTTCCCCATTTGTTTTGGGATATGACCATGGCTGAATTAGACTTTGTTTGGTATGGATATAGACACGAGGAGGAGCAGAAGTGGGTTAGAACTAGATGGCAGACAACTTTACTAATTAATATTCAGCTTCCTAAAGGCAAGAAAGTTAAGCCACAAGAGCTTATTGAATTAGACTGCGATACTCGTAACTTTGTGAAGCAAAGAGTAATGACACAAGAAGAGTTAGAACAAGTTTTAAATAAATATAAAATCGCTAAACCGATAAGATAATGGCAGATAATCAAATGGTTAAGATAGTCTTTGACTTTGATCTAGGAAATGTTCCTGCATCGGCAAAGAAACTTAGTCAATATTTAAAGGATAATAGTTTAGATTTAAAATTTACTAAACAAAGTGTTGATAATACAACTGCAAGTCTTAATCAGTTAGCTACTGCTCAAACTAAAGTAGGTAATACTGCTGCTGCGACAGGTGCTTCTATTAAAAAATCAAATATGCAATGGACTAATCTTGCATTAGTCGTTCAGGATTTACCTTATGGTTTTAGAGGTATTCAAAACAACTTACCTGCATTAATGGGCGGTATAGCAGGAATGGCAGGGCCATTGTATTTAGTTGGTTCAGCAGTTATTGCTTTATTTACTGCATGGGATGCTGGTTTATTTAAAGTTAAAAATGCTACTACTGCTTTAAATGATGCTCAAAAAGAATATAATGAAACACTTAAATCTTCAATGGGTGCTGCTGGAGAAGAGATAGCTAAACTGAACGCTTTAGTGTCTATTCCAGGTAATCAGCAAATCTCAATGGAAAAAAGATTATTGGCAGTACAAAAATTGCAAAATGAATATCCAGCTTATTTTGGTAATTTAAGTAAAGAAAAAATACTTAATGGAGATGTTGCAACTTCCGTAGATGCAGTAAAACTTGCCATAATAGAAAGAGCAAAAGCAACGGCTATTGCAAGTAAAATAAATACAATAGCTGCTCAAAAATTCCTAGAAGAAGAAAAGCTATATAAATTAGCATTGCAAAAAACAAGTAGAATGCAAAAAGACATTGCATTGGCTACTAGCCATGGCTACAAAGGGAAGGCATTAAAAGGGTATTTAGATTTTACATTGTTTGATGTAAGGGAAAAAGAGCATCAAATATCGAAGGTAATAGATTCTTATGAATTAGAGCTTAATAGATTAGCTGAGTTATATTCTAAAAGTGCAGAAGCTTCTATTGGATTAGATGCTAAAAAGGGTGTAGATGACAAGGCAGCAAAAGTAGCAAAGAAAAAACGAGATAATACAAAGAAAGAAGCAGATAAATTGGCTGCATATGTAGCTAAAAGATTTGCAGGTGCAGGTGGAGAAACGAAATATGTGGCAGAACCAACTTTAGATCCATTAGCAGCAGCAAAGGCATTTAAGGCTAAGATGGCTTATGAAAAGAAGGCATCAAAAAAAAGGGTTGATTTTTTAAAGGAACAATATCAATTAGAGGTAAGTGAAGCAGAGGGTAGTTTTGATAAGATAAAGTTAGCAGAAGAGAATATGCGGATGGCATTAGATAAAGGCTTTATGGATGGAAGTATAAAGTTAACTGAATATATAGATGCAATATTAGAACTCAGAAAAAAATCTAATCAAACAGTTTTAGCTGAAACAAAAGCAGTTACTGCCGAGTTGCTTAAAATAGGTATTGGCTTAATGAACGCATTAGGCCCTGCTTTAGATATGTTATTAGAAAAAGGAGCAAGTATAGGGGAAGTGTTATCAAGGGCATTTGAGGATATAATTAAAAAGTTAATTAAGGTAGCTATAGCAGCAGCTATTGCAGTTGCTATAATATCACTATTACCAGGAGGGCAAGGCAAACTAGCTAAAGCTGGTGGGGCAATGAAAATGTTTGGTAACCTAGTTGGCGGTGGTATGGGATTAGGTTCTCAGTTATTCGCTAATAGTGGTATAGTTAGTGGCCCTACAATGGGATTAATGGGTGAGTATCCAGGAGCACAAAACAACCCTGAAGTAGTTGCTCCATTAGATAAGCTTAAAGATATGATTGGCGGTGGAGGTAATGGGGAATTTGTATTAAGAGGGAATGATTTAGTTTTGGCTATACAAAGGTCTAATTCATCATTAAAACTTAGAAGAGGATAATGGCATACGGACAAAAATATTCAGTATTATTTGCAACAAGAGCAAACAAGAATGTCGAGCTTAAGATATGGCAAGATTCTTATGTAGGTTCTATTATAGACCTTCAAGGGGCTGATGTTAACTTGCAGTATATACCAAGCTCAGATGATCCGTATGAGCCTATAATAGCCTCTCAATTAGGAGTAACTATTGACTTTACTGATGACTTATCTGACATTATAAACTTTACTAATATTAATGATAGATATACATATGTAGAAATGTATGTTGATTCTATTATAGAATGGGTTGGTTTTGTAATAAATGATGATGTTCAAGTATCTTATTCTACAGGTAGAAAAATGGCAACATTTAATGCCACCGATGGATTAGGTATGCTTAAAGACATAAAGTTTGTATCAGAAAATGCAAATTATGGTGTAAATGATATAATCCTTTTAAAAGACATCTTTAGGGCTTGTTTTAATAGTATTGGTTTTAAGAATAATAGGAATTATATAACAATGTGTTCTTATTACTCAACTGGTATGTACACTAGAGCTACTCAGTTATATGCAGATCCGTTTGACCAAGCTTGTTTAAATTATAGGTCACTATTGGAAGATGAATATAATTATACTAATTGTTTAGATATTATCTCTAACATAGCAAAGTCTTTTGGTTGTAGAATATTTCAAGCTAAAGCTAAATGGTGGATAGTTTCCATAAACGAATTTGCAACTATTAATGCTTATTATACAGAGTATGCACCTACAGGACTTAGAGTAAATAATGGAGATGGAAATATAATAAACACATCTTCTACTATTCAGCCATATTTAAGCAACACATCAGGATTATATTTTATTGACAATAGTCAACTTAAAGTAATAAAGAAAGGGTTTTATAAGATTATAGCAGAAGGCGATGTAGAAATTGCCCCTAACTACCTACCAAATGGTGACTTAAAAGATAATAATGGAACAGAGGCTACATATTGGGTAAGAGCATCAACGGGAGATGGCACTTGTTTATTACAACCAAATCTTACTTTTGATTCTTATTACTTTGAATTAACTGCACCATCAGGCGGCCCAGCAGGAACGGCATCGGTAACATTAGATACCAATTCTAATGCTTATGTAACCACAGGCGATTCATTGCAATTAAATATTTTAATAGGAGCTCCATCACAAGCTGCTGCTATAGGCTTTATAGATATTACAATAAACACAGGTGCGGTAACTTATTATTTAAACAACGATGCCGAATGGCAAACAACGGCTACATCATATACTGTTTTTAATCCTAAAACAACTGGAGCATCAGAGGACTTTGTGTTAGACTTAAAAACGGCAATATTTCCAGGCTCAGGGCCTCTTAGCTTTGCTTATAGAATTTCAGAAGGGATTAATATTCTAACCTTAACAAACTTTGTATTAAAAATAAAGTCAACTATTTCTGCCTATAACCTTACAGGAACATTAGTTGAAAATAAACAATATACAAAAACTATAAGCCTACCTTATGGTAGTAGTGGTAGCCAATCTTATTATCCTTCTGCAAAAGGAACTCTTATACTAACAGATAAGTCGGTTGCAGCAGGTTGGTATAGATATGGATTTGATCCATCAGGTGAGTTTTATACCTTATCTGAATTAATTGTTCAGCAATATGTAAATACATACGTATTAAACATAATAAATGTAGATTGTAATTTAAGTGAGTTTTATACATCAAATACCAACCATAGGATGCTAAACGCATCAAAGCTTATTTTTGCAACAGACACAGATCCTGCAAGTATAAACATTAGCTCAAAATCTTATATGTTAGGTAATGCTACAATATCTTACCCATCAAATACGGCAAGTGCTACATTGTTGCAGATATCTAATACAGAGATTGAGTGCACAAGAGTAAATAAATACATTCCTCAAACAAGTATATTTTAATTATGGCA